CGCCAGCACCGGCGAGGTGGGGGCGTTCGTGGACATCGAGCTGCAATACAGGATCACGCCGGATGCGGAATGGTCGGAGCCTATTCCGGGCACGGGCGGCTCAAAGTTTGTGGCAGCGGAAAAAGGTAATAATCTGCGTGCATCCGATGAGTGCTACAAAATGGCGCTCACAGACGCAATCTCCGTAGCTTGCAAAGCTTTAGGCTTCGGCGCGGACGTTTACTGGGAGGCAGGACGTACAAAATACAACACCGCCCCGCCGGAGCAGGACGAAGAATACACCTGCGCGCAGTGCGGCAAAACGATCCGCGACGGAAAGAAAAAAGACGGCAGCGCTTGGAAAGCGGGCGATATTGCGTTGTACGCGCAAAAACGGTATGACCGGCAGCTTTGCTTTGAGTGCTTGGGAAGAGAGATCAAAGCCGAAAAGGCGGCTGAGAAAGCTGGTGTCCTGAATGGTACAATTTGATTTTACAGCCGCCCGCGTGAACGAAGACGGAGAGCTTTGCCTCAAAGTCATCAACACACCCGCTGCAAGACAGTTTGTGCTTGGTATGCGCGAGCGTATGTATACGTGCGAGGTAAAAGAGTACCGGCAAAAGCGCAGCTTGGATGCAAATGCCTATTTTTGGGTGCTTTGCGATAAGCTTGCAGAGGCGACGAACCAGCCGAAAGAGCTGATCTACCGCGAAGCGGTGCGAAACATCGGCGGCAACTGCGATACGGTGTGCGTGATAAATTCCGCCGTGAACAAGCTGCGGCAGATGTGGCAGCATAACGGTCTCGGTTGGGTAACGGATGTACTGCCCAGCAAAGTGCGGGGCTGCACGAATGTGATTGTATACTATGGGTCCAGTACATACGACAGAGCGCAGATGGCGCGTTTGATTGATAATATTGTACAGGACTGCCGGGCGGTGGGCGTGGAAACGCTCCCACCGGACAAGTTGGAAGCCCTGAAAGATGAGTGGGAAAGATGATTGGTGAGTGCTTTATTTGTGGTTGCTATGGTGTGGTCGAGCGGCACCATATATTCGGCGGTGCGCTGCGCAAGAAAAGCGAGCGCTACGGATTGGTCGTTACGCTGTGCCATAGTTGTCACAATGAGCCGCCCTACGGGGTACACCACAACGCCAAGGCGATGCAAAAACTGCACGAATACGGGCAGCGCAAAGCCATGGCGGAAAACGGTTGGAATATCGATGATTTCCGCCGAGAGTTTTATAAAAACTACCTTTAGCGGTTATCCGTTGTTTGCCTTCTGGCGGGTGGCGGATACCTGTGCGGGTAGCAGAAAGGAAAGTCAACGATGGCGAGACCGCAGAAAGAAAACGTAGACTATTGGCCTTTTGATGTGGGACTTTTCCAAGATCGTAAATTCCGTTTGATTCGCTCCGAATTTGGAATAAAGGGCGCTTATATAGCTTTAGAGCTTATCAATATGGCGTACAGCGAAAACGGATATTATGCAAAATTCGGTGAAGAAGACTGCCTCCTGATGTCCGAGGGTGTAGGTGGTGGTTGCGAAGCGAGTTTTATTATGGAGGTAGTACGAGGGTGCTGCAGACGTTCTCTTTTTGACGAGGGTATCTACAATGCGTTCGGCGTGCTCACCTCTCACGGCATACAGCAAAGATACTTGAGAATCATCGGAAAGAACAGAGCTGATGTGCGATTTATTAAAGAGTATTTTTTGCTTGATATAAGCGACGAAAGAGATGTTCCGGCGAACATCCGTAATAAAGTTACGCTTTTATCGAGTTTTCCGACGGAAAACCCCAGTAAACCGACGGAAAACCCCAGTAAACCGACGGAAAACCCACAAAGTAAAGGAAAGGAAAGTAAAGTAAAGGAAAGTAAAGTAAAGGAGTATGCGCAGAGCGCGGACGAGTCCGCCTCAGCGCCGGCATACCGGCTGATACTCCATGACGGATCTTATTATCCGATAAGCAAAGAGGACATAAGCAAATGGGCTGCTCTATATCCGGCAGTAGATATAGAGCAAGAAATACGTAAAATGATCGGATGGAGCGAGGCAAACCCGCAAAACCGTAAGACAAAGCGCGGCGCATTGGCATTTATCAACCGATGGTTGGCGCGCGAGCAGGACAAAGGAGGGGCAAGACGTGGAGAGCTTCCGCGAAATGATACCGGCGTCAATCCGTATGAAAAGTACGGCGGTACGCTCGTTTGATGACTACCGTCAGCGTCAAATCGATGTGCTAAATGCCATGCCGGGTGATCTGCCCGGCATGGATTGCCCGGAGTGCAAAAACAAAGGCGTGATCTATGCGCTCGAAGACGGCTATGAGGTGGCGAAAGAGTGCAGCTGTATGGCGGTGCGCAGATCGTGGCAGAAAATAGAGAAAAGCGGTCTCAAAGATATTATGAACCGATACACCTTTAAATCCTACGAAATCCGCGAGCCGTGGCAGGAACAGATCATGCGCAGTGCATGCGATTATTGCCGGAGCCCCGAAGGATGGTTTTTTATCGGCGGGCAGGTTGGCGCGGGAAAAACGCATATTTGCACCGCCATTGTAGGCAAGCTGCTCAAAAGCGGCAAATCGGCAATCTATGCGCCGTGGAAGAGGATTGCGGCAGAATTAAAAGCCTGCCTCAATGAGCCCGAATATATTGCACGTATGGACGAGCTGATGAAAACAGACTGCCTTTACCTCGATGATTTTTTGCGCACAGGCGCGGGCGACAATGGCAAAAAGTCACCGCCGACGCAGGGAGATTTAAACCTTGCATACGAGATCATCAACAACCGATACAACGGGCGCAAGCTGACCGTGATTTCTTCCGAGCTGACAACGGCGGAAATTTTACAGCTCGATGATGCGATCGGATCGCGCATTGCCGAGCGGGCCAGGGCGCATACAAACAACATTAAGCGGGATATATCCCGTAATTACAGATTAGGAGGATTTTAAAATGAGTGCAAGCAATGGCGTACATATTATGGGGCGTATCACAAGAGACTTGGAGCTGCGTCATACGCAAAGCGGCACCGCTGTGTGCCAGTTTTGCGTGGCGGTAACACGCAGCTTTAAGGACGCTAACGGCGAGTACCAGTCGGATTTTATTGATTGTGTGGCGTGGCGCAACTCAGCGGAGTTTATCACAAAATATTTTAGCAAAGGTGGGCTGATCGCGCTTGACGGCGAGCTCCAGACACGCAACTATACAGACAAGGACGGCAACAAGCGGAAGGCGACTGAGTTACTTGTGAGCAGTGCCGCTTTCACGGGCGAAAAGCGAGAGGCTGCTGCAAAACCGAAACCAACGGAAGATGATTACAGCGATATTTTTGATGATGATTTACCATTTTGTTGAGGAGATCGCATGAAAATCAAATTTATTATACCGGGAGAGCCGCAGGGAAAAGCCCGCCCGCGCGTAGTGCGGATGAAATCCGGGCGCAGCATGAGCTACACGCCCGATAAAACCGTAGCGTATGAAGAGCTTGTAAGACAACGGTTTTTAGCCGAAGCACAGGGTAGGCGCTTTGCCGACGATGCACCGATAGATATAATCATCACGGCGTTTTTGAGTATCCCGAAGAGCGCCAGCAAGCAAAAGCAAATGCTGATGACGAGCGGCGCACTTTTCCCGCAAAAAAAGCCAGACTTGGACAATATCTTGAAAATTGTGTGCGACGCCTTAAACGGTTTTGCTTACAGAGATGACGCGCAGATCGTAAATGCAAAAATCTGTAAGCGGTGGTCGTCGGATATACCGAGCGTCTGGGTGACGATAGAGGGAGAGGAGCGCAAAAGCGATGGACATACGTAAATTTGGCGCAACAGGCATTAAAGAGCCGTACTACATAATGCTTTCGGGGACAAATCGGCGGGCGAGCTGCCGCGGCTGCATATACCGGCGCGGGATAGGCTCTCGCGGAGACCGATACAGCGTGTGCTGCTATTGCTATGATATGGGACTCCCACGCGGATGCCCGCCCGAAAAGTGCGACAAGAAACGGAGGAAACCATAAAACAATGAAAGCTTTACAGCGATACCAAATGAGCAAAGCGGAAGAAGCGGCATTGAAAGCGGAAATAGCGAGGCAGGTGCACGAGCTTGATGAAAAGTTTTCGGCTGAAATCTGCGCCATGCTGCTTTGGGCGCTGCATGAAGAGTTTGGTTTCGGCGCCGACCGTCTCCGCCGCGTGTGGGACTGCGTGGCGGTGCACCGTGCGGAATTGCTCAAACACTACGATATGCAGGATAACGCCGAATTTATTTTGCTTTACAAGCTGCGCCAGATTGGCGTGGATGTGGAAAAGTGGACGGCGGAACCGCAAACGCAAAAGGTGGTGCTGAAAGAATGACGCAGCGTCTGGGCCCATGCCCGCAGAACTGCCCGGACAGATATGCAAACGAGCACGAGACTTGTCACAGTACATGCCAAAGGTACATGAGATACAAGCTCACAAAATTGCTTGAGGGTAAGCAGCGCGCGAAAGCAATAGACGAGGTAGGCTTTCACCGAGACGTGCGAAAAGCCGTTGAGAAAAAACGCGAAAGAAAAATCAGATATGACAACAGATAAACTCATCGAAAGGTGGATGAAGCTATGAACCGAAATGATTTACAAGCTATGCTACACTACACCAAGGAGGTAGAAAAAATAATTTATGGTAGCGAAGAATGTAGGCATGGTGACTGTGACAAATGCGGATATTACGTGATATGTCAGATGAACGAATTATTACACTCTTTGATAGAGCGTGAAGCAAATAAATACGACGTAAAAGGAGAATTGAAAGATGATAACGATTAGCACAAGAGACTACACTAAGGAAAGCGAAAGGAAGGCAAAATAAATGGCGAAAGCAAATCAATGCGATATATGCAAAAGTTTTTATGTAATTAAGTGGAATAGCGTTGAAATCGAAATAAAAAGGTCTGCTTGTGTGCGAGACTATTATGATGTGTGCCCGAAGTGCGCAAAAAAAATTGAAGCCTTTATCAAAGGCAAAACGGAGGAATTAAAGTGACAACAGATGAACTCATTAAGGCGCTTGAGCGCATGAAATCAGAGACCGGCTCGCTGGCAGACTCCTCTTTTTGCCTCGGTTGCGGGCATGAGCATAACTGCGGCGTGCATGGGTGCGCGGTTATTCGGGAGGCGATAAAAACGGCGAAGCTGTATCAAGCGGCGTATAAAGTGCTCGAGCGGCAGGCAGACTGTGACACATGCCTTTACAACAATCCGTGCGGAATGGACGATTTGCGCTGTACGGTCTGCACGAGAGGGCAAAAATGGAGATGGGACAGAGGAGAAATCGAAGTATGAACACTGCACTCCTGTCATCAAAAAATATGTGTTGGTGCACGCCACAAGATTTTTTTGACGAGCTGAACGCCGAATTTCATTTCGTTCTCGACCCGGCGGCAACCGACAAAACGGCGAAATGCTCTTTGTATTACACGCCAGAAACGGACGGGCTTTCGCAAAGCTGGGATCGTGGTGGCGCTGTATTCTGCAACCCGCCTTATGGGCGTGACATTGGCAAATGGGTACAAAAGGCATACAAGGAGGCTCGGGGGGGCAACACAATCGTGCTGTTAATACCCGCGCGAACGGATACAGCATACTTCCACGACTACATTTACGGAAAGGCGTCGATTCGCTTCGTGCGCGGGCGGCTACGGTTTACGGACGAAAGCGGGAACACGAATGGCCCTGCCCCGTTTCCGTCCATGGTGGTGATCTACAACGGTAAATCAGGGGAGGAGATGCGATGACAAAAGAACTTTTGGAGCAATACCCCGACATCTGCGCGGAGATCGAAGCATAATCTGATTTTTCTGACGAAACTGGATAGCGAAAAGAGGTGACAAATATCAGGACGCGACAACTCGGGTATTCAGAATACGGAATATCCAAAGCTGAAATCAGCAAGCTGTTAAGAATCTGCAGGGCCTCTGGGTTCCCGTATAGAGCTTTGGTAGCGGAAGCGGCGCAAAAAACGAACCCGGAAATAGCGGAATCGCTTGTGCGAAATATTTGTGATCGAGAATGCTGGATGCTCGGAAACGCGTACATAGACGAAGCCTCATTTTACGGGTATCGAAAAAAATGTTTGTATTATCTCCGTATTAAGCTCAAATATGCCGGTAAAATGTAACGTAAAGCCGCTATGGTATGCAAAATTTGCGCATAACATGGCGGCTTTTGCGCTCAAATGGCTAAAGCGGTAAATCCAGAAACTATGGTAAAATTAAGATAGATAAACCAAATTAGGAGGAGAAAATAAATGAAAGTCGAACAGAGAAAAATCAGCAGTTTAATCCCGTATGCTAAAAATGCAAAAAAGCATAGTGATAAGCAAATCCAAAATGTCGCAAAAAGTATCCGCGAATATGGATTTGTGCAGCCGGTTGTAATAGATCGGGGGGGGGATTATTGTAATCGGGCATTGTCGAGTATTAGCAGCAAAAACGCTCAATATGGAAGAGGTGCCCTGCGTGTGCGTCGATGATCTGACGCCGGAACAAGTAAACGCTCTCCGACTTGTAGACAATAAGTCAAATGAGAGTGATTGGGATATGGACTTGTTAGCTGATGAATTAGATAATCTTGATCTGTCCGCATTTGACTTTGATTGGGGACTGCCCGACGAGTTTACCGATACTGTTGAGGAGGATGACTACACACCGGAGCTTCCGGAAGTACCAAAGGCAAAGCTGGGCGATGTGTATCAACTCGGCCATCATCGCCTTATGTGCGGGGACAGTACACAAAGCGATGATGTGCAAAAGTTAACTAAAGGGGAGCTGATTGACTTGCTAATCACAGATCCTCCATATGGAGTTGACTATGTTGGGAAAACCAAAAACGCGCTCAAAATTGAAAACGACAGCAAAAATGACGATGAATTTATCGAATTCCTCAAAAAGGCTTTTTTGGCTGCAGATTCAATCATGAAACCTGGTGCAGTATTCTACATCTGGCACGCCATTCTAAAAACATATGCTTTTGAATCGGCGTGCCAGATGATAGGATGGGAAGTCCGTCAAGTCCTTATTTGGGTTAAGAACAGTATGGTACTGGGGCGACAAGACTATCAGTGGAAACATGAGCCGTGTCTTTATGGCTGGAAAAGTGGTGCTGGTCATTTATGGGCCTCAGATCGTAAGCAGACAACAGTCCTTGAATTCGACCGCCCGACACGTAATGCTGAACACCCCACGATGAAGCCAATCCCATTGTTTGACTATCAAATCAAAAACAACACCAAAGGCGGAGATACGGTGCTTGATCTGTTCGCTGGGTCTGGTACAACGATCATGGCATGCGAACAAAACGGGAGAAAAGCATACTGCATGGAATTTGATCCGAAGTATGTTGATGTGATAATTGACCGATGGGAAAAATACACAGGCCGAAAAGCAGTGCTTTTGAGTGAATGATGTGTAGCTGAATACAAGCAATAAAAACGCTGTAAAAAGGGGGAGACAAAATGGCGAGGACAGGAAGGCCAAGGGTGCAAATCGATCAGGAGCTTTTTGAAAAGCTATGCGCGATGCAATGTACCGAAGAGGAAATTTGCTCCTTGGTTGGATGTTGCGCAGATACTCTTAATGCGTGGTGTAAACGCACGTACAAAGTAAAAGGCAAAGGGTTGACTTTTTCGGAGACATATAAAAGATTTAGTGCGAAAGGGAAAGTCAGTTTACGCCGGATGCAGATGAAGCTTGCGGAACGTTCGGCAAATATGGCTATTTTTTTAGGTAAAGTATATCTGGGGCAAACCGAGCATCAGAATAATGAGACTTTACAAAGCAAAAATAACCTGCTGGAAGCAATTACCGAAGTAGAGGAGATCGACACCGATGATTTACCAGAGGTGGAGTAAACGGCAGCGGCTTGCCGCACTTTGGTGGACGCAACCAAAGTACAAAAACCGCGATGCGGTCATTTGCGATGGGTCTATCCGTTCCGGCAAGACGGTGAGCATGACGATTGGCTTTTTCCTGTGGAGCATGGCGATGTTTTCGGGGCAAAAGTTTGCTATATGCGGCAAAACAATAGAGAGCTTACGCCGTAATGTGATCGTAAATGTGAGAGACTGGCTTCCGTATGATCTGGAGATTATCGAGCGCCGCGCCGAAAACAAATTGATCGTCTCGGACAAATGCGGGCATATAAATACGTATTTTTTGTTTGGCGGGCGTGACGAAAGCTCATATATGCTTGTGCAGGGCATCACTCTGGCGGGTGCTTTGCTCGATGAGGTTGTTTTAATGCCGCAGTCATTTGTCGAACAGGTCAGTGCCAGATGCTCGGTATCCGGGTCAAAATTGTGGTTCAACTGCAACCCGGAGGGGCCGGAACACTGGTTTTACAAAAAATGGGTGCAGCGGTGTGGCGAAATGAACGCACTGCATATCCATTTTACCATGGAGGACAATTACAGCCTTGCAGACCAAATCCGCGAAAGATACGAGCGAATGTATGAGGGCGTGTTTTATCAGCGATACATTTTAGGCTTGTGGGTGTTGGCGGAAGGACTGGTTTACACGTTTCGCGAAGAGTACAAAAAAGACGAGCAACCGCCGGGGGCGGAATATTACATAAGCGTGGACTATGGCACACTGAACCCATTTTCGGCAGGACTATGGAGCGTTACAGGCGCGAAAGCGGTGCGCGTGCAGGAGTATTACTACGACGGCAGAGAGCGGAAGCGGCAAATGACAGACGAGGAATACTGCGATGCGGTGGAAGCGTTGGCGGCAGGAAAACAAATCGTCAAAGTAATCGTAGACCCGTCTGCGGCATCGTTTATACTCGCCCTGAAACGGCGCGGGTTTAGGGTGCAGCAGGCAGATAACGCGGTGTTGGACGGCATACGGCGCACGGCAGTGTATCTTAAAAACGGAAATATCAAGATACACCGCTCATGCAAAGACGCAATACGCGAATTTGGCTTGTATCGATGGGACGAACGGAAAACACAGGATACAGTTATCAAGGAAAACGATCATGCGATGGACGAAATACGCTATTTTTGTAATTCGGTTATGCGCCGGAAAGTAAGAGGTACATAAATGGGTATTATTGCAAAGGTAAAGGAGTGGTATTATATGCGCTTAGCGGGAAAAGCGAGAGAAGAGTTCGGCATCGAGCCAATCAGCTCCGAAGACATGGACGCGTGGGTAAATGAGTGCGTCAATATCTATCAGGGCAACCCGAGCTGGTTGGACGCAGAAGACGGCATTGATACCGTAAATTTTGCGAAAGCGGTCTGCTCCGAAGTTGCACGGCTTACCACGTTGGGCATCGGCATACAGATAGACGGGTCTGCACGTGCTGACTGGCTGCAAACGCAGATTGATAATGTGTATTTTCAGCTCCGGCACTGGGTGGAGTATGGCGGCGCGTATGGCACAATTATCCTAAAGCCCAACGGAGACACGATTGATCTATATACACGCGGCCAGTTTGAGGTGACGCATGTAACAAACGGAGAGATAGACGGTGCGGTATTTTACAACTCGGTAAAACTCGGGGGAAAATGGTACACGCGGCTTGAATATCATCGTTTTGAAAACGGCTTGTACATGATCTCAAACAAGTGCTATGTCGGCAAAAACAAGAACGACACAAAAGAGCGAATTGACATTAAGTTGACACCATGGGCGGAGTTGACCGAAGAAGCGGCGATAGAAAACATCTCTAAACCGCTTTTTGGCGTTATGCGAATGCCGCAGGCGAATAACATTGTTCCGGGGTCACCGTATGGACTGCCGATTTTCTCGGAAGCGGTGCAGGAGCTGCGAGACCTTGACATCGCATATTCGCGCAATGCAACAGAAATCACAGACAGTCAGAGGCTTGTATTGATGGATAAAGACCGCCTGCTGCCGTATGCCGAAAACAGCACGCCAAACGCGTTCGGACGCGTCAAAATGCCGAGATATATCAACATGGTGGAGAGCGGTTCCGGCGTGGAAAGCGATATATATCACGAGATTAACCCGACGCTAAACACGGATACACGCTTAAAAGGCATCAATGCTCTTTTAAGCCAGATCGGGTATAAAATCGGATTTGCAAACGGGTATTTTGTGTTTAACGAGACGAACGGTGTACAGACCGCCACGCAGGTGGAAGCGGATCAGCAGCGCACAATCCAGTTTATCAAAGACGTCAGAGACAAGCTGGAAAACTGCCTTGACGATCTCATCACGGCTTTAAATGCGTTTGCAGACTTATACGGGCTTGCCCCGGCGGGCACGTATGAGGTTACATACGATTTCGGCGACATCACGTACAACCGCGAGGAAGACCGTGCAAGGTGGTGGAGCTATGTGACGACCAACAAAGTACCTGCATGGATGTTTTTTACAAAATTTGAAGGCATGTCTGAGGAAGAAGCAAAAGCTATGGTGGCGGAAGCGTCACCGCAGGAACCAACATTATTTGGAGGTGAAGAGTAATCATGGGCGGAAGAGGTAGCAATGGAGGAAGTGGCATTAGAGAAAGTGATTTGGAAGTTGAAGTCCGAAAAATGTCCTATCGCGATTACAAACAAAAATACAATGGAGAAAATGCGGTTAAATACTCGTATGACGAAGAAACAAAAACTATTGAAGTAAAGGTGGATAAAGGACTGGAAAAAATAAGAAATTTGATACCAAACAATGAAGTAGAAACGCTAAAGCGTCGAATTTTACCTTATCTTAAGCCGGGAAACGCTACAGAAAACTTTACGAATACAAAATATCTGCTTGCGAAAAAAATGTTATATTTATTTAAAAATTCAATTACAATAAACGAAAAGTTACCTAAAGAAGCACCTCAGTGGATGAAAGAAGCATATAAAATTGCAAAACTAATGAACGCCAGAGATAAACGGAAAAGGTTAAATGGATAGTTATATGCGAAAGCTGCGTGACCAGTCTAACAAAAACAAAAAAGAGGAAGAAAACAAAGCGCTTTCTAATGCACTCGTGTCAGCGCAAAAATCTGGTGCTTTGGAAGTTACGGTAAACGGAAAGAAATACCGCAGAGCTAACAGGCGTAGTGGTACATGGAGGCCTGCTTAATGGGCGGTCGCGGCGCAAGCAATGGCGGTAGACAATTGAATGATGGTACATATTTGCCGTATGGAAGCGAGTTTAGAACAATTCTAAAAGCCGGTAATGTCAAGTTTATAAAGCAAAATGCGGCAGTAAACGCGAAAGACCCATTAGAAACAATGACAAAAGGGCGCATTTACGCAACAATAAACGACGACGGAAAAATTAACGCAATCAGTTATTACGGTAAGGATGGAAAGCGAGTAAAAACAATCAATCTTCTGCACAGTCATGAGCAATTCAAAGGAGACCACACGCATATTGGTTATTACCACGATGAGGGTGGAACAAGAAAATTGACTGCGGACGAAAAGAAGCTGGTTGCATTCGTAAGGAAGACTTGGTATAATAGGCATAGCAAGTAGTCGTATAGGGTGATTACACCGTTACAGCGGAAACTCCGGTTAGAATCCGGGCACTTGCTATGCCGTGGGGTACAGAAATGTATCTTGCGGCATTTTTATGGGAAAAACTTATGCTGAATTTTGAAAATCTTGACAAGTTCATATTTCCTGGTGTGGGAAAGTACGGCATTCCGCAGATTGAGCCGGTCGAGGCTTACCCGCACGGTGAGTTTATTCCGATGAATTTCATGCGATCGGAAAAATCGCTGCAAGGTAAAATCATGCACTGCTTTACGGATGATTATCAGTTTGCGCGTTTCTGGAATACGCCGGATCGATATATCGAAAAGTTATCGCAATTTGCAGCCGTTTGCGCCCCGGACTTTTCGACGTATACGGATATGCCGCTTGCTATGCAGATTTACAATCATTACCGTAAGCACTGGCTTGCAGCGTACTGGCAGCTTAACGGGATTACAGTGTATCCCACTATTTCGTGGAGCGACGCAAACAGTTACGAGTGGTGCTTTGACGGCGAACCTCGGGGGGGCATCGTTGCTGTAAGCAGCGTGGGGACCCAAAAGGACAAAGAAAGCCAGAGGCTGTTTTTGCGCGGATACGAAGAAATGATGAAACGCCTTGAACCGACATGGGTGATATTTTACGGTAAAGTCCCGGAAGAATGTGACTGGAATGTGATACGCATACCGGCATATTATGAGAAGATTGTACAGCGGCGCAAAGCAAAGGAGCAGTAAATGCTGACACCCGAATATCTCTTACATATCAGCGAAGGAGCGGAACAAATCGCGGAAAGTCTGCATATAGACATAATCAAACGCATCATATCGGCGATTATGATACGCTTAGATCGCGGAGACGATTATATATTAACGCCGCGCGATAAGTGGATGTTGGAGGTATTGCAGGACGCGGGCATATTATTCGAGGATATTGTAAAGGAAATCGCTCAAAAGACAGGACTGCAGCGCACAGAGATACAAAAAGCGATGGAAGATGCGTGCGTGACAAATATGCGGTATGAAAACACGTTGTTCAGCGCCGCGGGCATTGTAACGAACGATTTTACAAAGTCTCCGTATATGCTCCGATTGATGCAAAGTACATATCAAGCAACGCTCGGAGAGTGGTCTAATTTTACGCGTGTGATGGCTTCGGAAGCGGAGCAGGCGTTTATTAGGGCTTGCGATAAAGCGTACATACAGGTGACTACAGGCGCAATATCGTACACACAGGCGGTAAAAGAGGCCGTAGAGGATCTCGCGACTAATGGCGTTGAGGTCGTTTATCCGTCCGGGCACAGAGATACCATAGAGACCGCGACGCTTCGCGCTGTGCGGACAGGTGTATCAAGAGCAGCGGCGCAGATCACAATAGCTCGTGCAGACGAGGAGGGCGAAGACCTGGTTTTAGTATCTGCACATTTGGGCGCTCGCCCGGAGCACCATGTTTGGCAGGGCAAAGTATACAGCCGTTCTGGCACTGATGCACGTTACCCGGATTTTGTGCAGTCTACCCGATACGGCGAAGTAGACGGATTATGCGGCGCAAACTGTCGGCATCATTTTAGTGTATATATGGAGGGCATGGCGAACCCGTATGAAAATTATGACACCGAGGAAAACCGGCGCGCGTATGATTTGCAGCAACGCCAAAGGGCCTTAGAGAGACGTATACGCAAGACGAGGCGGGAAACGATGGGTTTGAAAGCGGCGCTTGATAACGCACAAACGCCGGAAACAGCAGCGACACTTGCGGAAGCTTACGGTAAAAAAGCGGCACAGCTTGAAAAGCAGAATGCGGCGTACAAAAATTTTTGCGCCGAAAACGATTTGAAAGAGCTGCAAGATCGTATAAGCATCGCTCGCTGGGACAGAAAGCAAGCGGCAGCGGCGCGCGGCGCTGCACGAAAATACAACGCCAAGCTTGAAGAAGATCAGTAAAATGGGGGAAACATGAAAATCTCGAATTTTACAAAGCGGGAAATATACCACTTGCAGGCGTTTTGTAATTTTACGCCGGACGAGGAGCAAATTTTTATAATGCGTAGTAAGGGCGAAACGATTGAAAACTGCGCAGAAAAGTTAAATGTAAGCGATTCGACTGCCAAACGAATGCTAAAACGTGTCTATGCAAAAATCGAAACGGAACAAAAGCACATGACGCAAAATTGACACTATAATAACTCAAATGAAGAGACTTTGCCGAAATGGTAAAGTCTCTTTTTTTGTGGGAAAATACAATTAGAAACGGAGGAGATGTAAATGCCTATGAATTATCCGGGCTATACGCCGCAGTATTATCCGATGCAGTACATGGATCAACTGACGCAACTCAAATATCAGCCTTACCAAGCGCAGACGGCGCCACCGATGCAACAGAATCAAGCACCCAATGCAGGCGGTTCGGCGCTGTTGTGGGTGCAGGGAGAAGCGGGTGCAAAATCATATTTAGTTGCACCCGGCGCGACCGTGCTTTTGATGGACAGCGAAAAGCCGCGATTTTATATCAAAACCACCGATGCAAGCGGTATGCCTGCAATGCGCACGTATGAGTATACGGAGATCACAAATCAGCCGCCGCAAACCGCTGTAAATCAAACGAAATACGACCACGTAACGCATGAAGAGCTTGAAAATTTCCGCGCCGAAATACGCGAAGAAATGCGTAAATTAACAGAGCAGCAAAGCAAACGTGCGGCATCAAAGTCGAAAGCGGAGGCGGAAAATAATGAATAATAAATCGATATACGGACTGATGAACAACACGCAAAACGGCAATATTGTGCAGCAGTTTCAGCAGTTCGTCCGACAGATGCAGGGTAAAAATCCCACCGAAGAGATTAACCGGCTTTTACAGTCCGGCAAAGTTTCGCAGCAGCAGCTCAACCAAGCACAGCAGATGGCGGAGCAAATGAAGAGCATGTTCGGCATGTTTGGAAAACGATAAAACACACGGCCGTGGTTTTATAAATATTAAAAAAGGAGATTTAACAATGGACAACTATTCACTCGCGGATATTGCGGCGGTAACAGATAACGACCGCAATAACAATGGATTTGGCGGAGATTGGGGCGCATGGATCATCTTGTTCTTGATCTTCGGCATGTTTGGATGGGGCGGCTTTGGTGGATTCGGCAACGGTTACGGTGCCAATGGCGCAGGTTTGCAGGGCATGGCAACGCGTGCGGACATCAATGAGGGATTTGCTCTTAACAACCTCGAAAGAGGTATTCAGAGCATCCAGCAGGGCATTTGCGACAGCACATACGCGCTGAATAACAATATCCAGCAGGGCTTTGCAAACTCCAACATGGGTATGATGCAGGGCTTTAACGGCGTGGAACGCGGTTTCAGCAACATTTCCAGCCAGCTTTCCGACTGTTGCTGCCAGACACAGCGCGCTATTGACAGCGTAAACTATAACATGGCAAAAAATACCTGCGATCTGCAGAACGCTATGTGTACAAATACGCGTGATATTTTGGACAACCAGAATACCAATACTCGCGCGATCCTCGATTTCCTCACGCAGTCTAAGATTGACACGCTGCGCGACGAGAATCAGGAGCTGCGTCGTTCGGCATCTCAGGACCGCCAGAACGCTTACATTACGACAGCAATGCAGGCACAGACGGCGCAGATTATTGACCGCATTGCCCCGTATCCGATTCCGGCATATCAGGTAAGCGCTCCGTATCCGTATTGCAACGCAGGATATAGCGGCGGTTGCGGTTGCAGTTGCTAAAAAACCAAAAAAACAGTATCTACCCGCGAGGGTTGTACAGCAAATGCTGTTATTACACAATCAGGGGGCGGGAAACCGTCCCCGTTTTATTTTAAAGAAAGGATTTTGAATTTATGATTGAAGTTATCAACACAGCAGTGCAGACAGTAGGAGTAGGACAGAGCGTGGTATATAATGCCACAGCAGCGAAGGGCGGTTGCGCAGAAAGACACCGTGTAGGCAGTGCGCTGATTACGCTTTTGAAACCCGGACGTTATCTTGTGGGTTTTTCGGGAAACATCGCTGTTCCGACAGGAGGTACAGCGGCGGAAATATCTTTAGGCATCACGCAGGACGGCGAAGTCATTGCCGGATCGCGTATGCGCGCCACGCCGAGTGCCGTAGAAAACTATTTTAATGTATCTACTCAGCATTATGTTGATGTATACGGTGGTTGCTGTGTAACGGTAGGCGTGGAAAACACTAGCGGACAGACTATTGAGGTTTACGACCCGAATCTAACTGTGGTTCGAGTTTGTGGTTAAGGAGGTAAAAAGCTATGTATGACACATACAGAATGATGGATCACATTTGCAAAGAGCTTGATAAAAAAGCAGAAAGCGGCTTAAAATCCACAACAGACCTTGATACGGTCTGGAAGCTTATAAGCTCCTATAAAAATCTTTTAAGGATTGACATGCTGCAGGAAGCCGAAAGCTACGCCTACGACGGTGAATACGGCGCAAGAAAAAGTAATACAGAAAGATATTCGAGATACGATGAAAGCCGCGAAAACAGTCGTTCCGGCGGAAATAAAACGGCTAAAGTCTCGGCGGGAAAAAGCGGCTATAATTATAACAGCGATGGATATGAACACGATGAAAACGACCCGCACGAACGATATATTAACGCTAAGTACTCGTACAGATCGTCTAAGTCTCCCGAATGTAAGCAACGCATGATGGCAACGCTGGAAGAAAGCATGGACGACATGCGCCAGCGCCTGCAAGAGATGATGCGTGATTCGGACTGCAGGGAAGAGCGTGACATCATCAAGAATTATCTTGAAAAATTCCAAAGCATTATTTGAGTATGTGAGTTTTAAACAGAGACCGCATAAAAGCGGGAGCACATAAAAAACGGGCGGCATCCCGTTCCCTCCTAAATATGTCTTGAGCGTAAAAAAGACAGCATGTATCTCTGTGCATGTCTCCGGTGTAAGTCCGGTTGCTCTTATGCGGCCGTAACTCAGTTGGTAGAGTGCCTGCCCTCCAAGCAGGTTTGTGCGGGTTCGAGACCCGCCGGTCGCTCCATACCTTGCTTGTGGTTTATCAAGCTTACTCCATTACCGCCGACGGACGGTTAAAATTAACGTTAGGAGCGAAAAAGATGAAAAACATGATCGAAATTTGCAAAGATTTTGGCTTTGAAATCCCGGAAGATAAGCAAACAGAGTTTTTGAAAGCGGTAAACGGCGAATATAAGACTGTCGCCGAATACGAAAAAGCGCAGAACAAATTAAGCGCTGCCACGCAGAGAGCTGAGAGCGCCGAAGAAACGCTCAAGGGATTTGAGGGAAAGGATTTTGACGCGATCACACGAGAACGTGACGAATGGAAGCGCAAGTATGATGAAAATGTTGCAGCATACCAGCGCCAACAGGAAGAGGATGCGTTTAACGATTTGCTCAAAAACGCGGTAACAGAAGCTAAGGGCAGAAACTCCAAGGCAATTTGTGCATTGCTGGATTTGGAAAAATTACGCGGTAGCCGCAATCAGGAAAGAGATGTTAAAGCCGCTTTGGAAAGTTTGAAAGCGGACAACGGGTATCTTTTCGAGGATAACGGCGGCGCTGCAAAATTTACCCAGCCGAACCACAATAATGGCGGTGGCGCTATTACCGTAAAAGACATTATGGCGATCAAAGACCCGACGGAAAGACAAGCAAAAATCGCGCAGAATATGCAGTTGTTCCAGAAAGGATAAGTGAAATGGCAGTAACCGAAAACACTACCACGACAAAACAGATTACAGTTAAAGCAAAAGAAATCGACCTTGCGCAGAGATTTACACAGACGTGGGACGCTTTGCGCGAGATCATGGGCATTATGCGCCCTATTCGTAAGACACCCGGAACGACCCTCGTTTCCAGCAAAGCGACCATTACGCTGCAGAGCGGTACGGTTGCAGAAGGCGACGAAGTGCCGCTTTCTCAGGCAACCGTGACGCCGGTCGCTTACAAAGATTTGACGCTGCAGAAGTATCGCAAACGTGTTACAGCGGAAGCGGTTGACAAATTCGGCGCAGCTATCGCAGTACAGAAGACCGACGATGCATTGCTTAACGAGCTGCAGAGCAACGTACTTAATGAGTTTTATACATTTGCGCTGACCGGCACGTTGACCGGCACGGAAAAGACGTTCCAGATGGCGGTTGCAATGAGCATCGGACGCGTCAAGGACAAGTTTAAAAAGCTTCGCTTGAATTATGGCAATGTCGTGGTTTTTGCGAATACGTTGGACGTACATCGCTACCTCGGCAGCACCACAATTACCACGCAGACATCTAACGGCGTGGAGTATCTCAAGAATTTCCTCGGTGCCGATACCGTGATTGTTTCCTCCGAAATCCCCGAGGGTAAAGTAGTCGCCGTCCCGGTAGACAATATTGTCTTGTATTACTGTGACCCCTCCGACAGCGATTTTGCAGAGCTCGGGCTCGAATACACCACCGGTGCAGGCGAAACGAACCTCATCGGCGTGCATAAAGAGGGCGTATACGGTCGCGCTTCCGGCGATACTCATGTGCTTATGGGTATGGCTATGTGGGCAGAGTATTTGGACGCTATTGCTGTTACCACGATCAATGCGGGGGAATAAGCAGCTATAACTTACAGCCTAAGTATTCGCAGCAAAGCCTTTCAAGCATGACAGTGGCGGAGATCAAGACGCTTGCTGCGGAGCTTGGTTATAGCATCACAAAGGCTAAAAAAGCAGATATAATAGCGGAATTTATGCAGCAGGATGAAGTGAAATGACATATATCGAGTTAAGCGAATATACAACGACTTTCGGCAAAATTGAAACAGAATTGTTTATTCGTGTATCTGCAAAAGCTGCCCGTATGATGGAGCGCTACACAACGGGAATAGACGGATTTAATAAGCTTCGCAAAGCTTACCCGGAGCAAGAGCGAGAAACAATCCAGTATTGCGCGGGAGAGTTGATCCGATATTTGAGTTGTTGCGAATTGAATGAAAGTGCCTTAAATACGGCAGAAGATACAAGCTCTGGAACACACAGCAAAATCATAACGTCTGTATCCGCAGGAAATGAGACGGTGAGTTACGCGACAGTTACAAGTGTCTCTCGCCTTGAACAGGAGCAAACCTGTGCCCGCATTATCCGTGAGTATCTGACAGGCATACAAGACGCAAACGGTGTGTATTTGCTGTATATGGGAGCTTATCCGCACAAATCATACAAAATGTAATTTAAGAGGGATAACATGTATACCGATACGATAACGCTTTTTAACCGAAAAGAAAACCGCAGCGGAGATATATGGTATCCCTCTATTTTACATAATGTAAACCTAAATGTGGATAAAGCGGAGATTATTGCAAAATACGGTGCAGAAAGCAAAGATGCAGCAGCGCTGAATGTCAAATATAACATTTCTGGCAATCAAAAAATAATCGGCGGCAAAGTATGGCTTCCGCCTAAAGAGTGGGACGCACTGGTAGACCCGTCCGAGTGCTTAACATTTACCGCCGGCGAAGCTTTTGATTTTTTTTGGCTTGGAGAATGGGAAGGCACAGAGCCCATATACAGCGAAAACTATGCATGGAAAAACGGCTTTTACAATTACATGAACGACATGTATGATTTTGTGTTTGCAATCTCGTCAGTTGGCGGACCTTACACAGTAATACCGCATTTTGAGATTTTGGGTAAATAAGACATGGCGAAAAAAAGCTTTAAAATCAAATCTCGAAGCAAACGGTCATGGAGCGGGCACGGAAAGCTTGTGTATAACATGAGTCTTGACATGGATACGGGAGAACTCGAAAAGCGTTTTGAACGTGCACAGTTGGCATTAGATCGCTCGGTCATGAACTCCATGGTTCCGTTTATGCCTATGCAGACCGGCACATTTATCAACATTACGCGGGCAATGAGCGAAGCAATAGCCGGAAGCGGCGCTGTTGTTGCCGCAGCGCCCCCGTATGGGCGCTTTTTATACGAAGGCATGAACATGGTAGACCCGGAAACAGGGTCTACATACGCGCGTGCAGGCGCAAAGAAAGTGCTTGTCAGTCAGTATGGCGGAAAGACCAATGCACGCGAACGGCTTGATTTTTCGCACGGAGCTCACCCGAAAGCGGAAAGCCATTGGTTTGACGCGGCAAAAAAAGAAGACGCAAGCGAATGGGTGCGCGTGGTAAAGGCTAATTTGAGGTGACGGAATGACAAAAAGAGAAGCGACGCAGCCTATCGGCGTTGATGCGACCGGCTATAAAGTGCTGACGCGAGCGGTTTTGGAGTTGCTCGAATCGTTCCCGGGCTTAGGCGATAACGAAATCAGATTTGAAGAGCTCGGCGCAAAATCGGGAATCGCCTTTTCGGCAGACGCCGGAGCGCTGGTAATGTCCGAACGTCGAAGCATCACCGATTATGTGGTACAGACGTGCCAATATCCTTTTTTTGTGGTATATCGCACCTCAAGCTCGCGTGAATACCAAAAACTGTATGTACAGGATTTTATGGATACGCTCGGAAAGTGGCTTTGCAAAGAGCCTGCCGAAATCAACGGAGAGACTATCCGACTATACAATTATCCGAAACTGGCGGAAGGGCGCAGAATCACACGTATTACGCGCTCCAACTCATACGGATTGACGCCGACGGAAGACGGCGTACAAGATTGGCTTATGCCGGTTGTTGTAGAATACACAAACGAATTTGACATGTGGTAAAACACCACGGAAAGGACAGAAAAATGAAAGCAGACAGAAAATATCTTGCGCATTACATTGATGCGGCATTTGATATGACTTATAAAGCGACGGAATATGCACGCCTTGGCAAAGACCTTGAAGAGCTTGCAATCGAGCTTAACCCGGACGTCGAAACAAAAAAGAATATTTTGGGCGAAAACACCGTGACGCATAACGGCTATGAAGTGTCTGCCGATGCAGACCCTTACTATTATGAGTACGACGATGCGCTCTCCCAGAAAATCTTGGACATTGCGCTCGGACGCTTGTCCGGCGACGAATGCAAAACGAGCTATGTTGACGTAGTCTTAAAGCCCGGTGAGAGCGATGATGCAGCGCCTACAGTGCTGCAGGCATGGCGTGAAGACGTGGTAGTCGTGCCGAACAGCTACGGAGGCGATACGTCCGGCGTACAGGTTCCGTTTACCGTCAATTTTGCCGGTAATCGCACAAAGGGCACGTTTGACCTTACAACCAAAAAGTTCACGGCAGCGTCTTCCGGTCTGTAAAAAATCATAAAAGCGGCAACAAATGGAGGGCAGGGAAATTAAATACTTGCCCTCCATAGTTATATTTTTTGGAGGTATACATGGCAGCAAACAATAAAATCATTACAAATCTGGGCGCGGATTTGATGAAGTTCACGTTCACCGACGAGGACGGAGACACATTTGCATATTTTCGCATGAACCCGGCAGACATCAAACTGTATGATCGTTTGCGCAGCGTAGATAAAAAGGTCGAAGCAATTTCCGCGCAGTACAAAGACCAGGAAGGCACGGGAGAGCTTACGCTCGAGCTAAACAATGCGATTGAGGATGTATTTTGCTATATTTTGAACTATGACGTGCGCGAAAGTCTTTTTGGCTTTATGTCCGCAACGGCTATCCTTGCAGATGGAGAACCGTTTTATATGCGCGTGCTTGACATCATGACCGCCGCCGTGGGCAAAGAAGTCGAAAAGCGCAGCAAGAAAATGGCGAAGAATATCGAGAAATACACGGAAAAATACGCAAATGAACCTGTATGAGCTCCCGAAAAGCTTAACGGTAGGGGGAAAGCAATATCCGCTAAGGACGGATTTTCGCGCAGTGTTGGACGTGCTGACGGCGTGCAATGACCCGGAGCTTGACGACGAAGCGAAAATGCTGGTGATGCTGAATATCCTGCTCCCTACATGGCAAAGCATACCCGAAGAGCATCTGGAAGACGCCTGTAAAAAGCTCTGTGCATTTATTGACTGCGGGCAAAAAGACGACGGAAAAGACAGCCCGCGCTTAATCGACTGGGAACACGATGCGGGAATTATTATTCCGGCAGTCAACGCAGTGGCACAAACAGAGGTACGCGCCGTGAAAGATTTACACTGGTGGACGTTTTTCGGGTACTTCATGAACATTCGGGAGAGCTTATTTGCCGAGGTGCTCAATATACGGAGTAAAAAAGCAAAGCATAAAAAGCTCGAAAAATGGGAGCGAGAGTTTTACAAGGAAAACCGCGCCATTATCGACTTAAATGCCGTAGATGCGGAAGAAATACGCAAAGAAAAGGAAAACATTTTAAAATGGTTGTAAACAGGTTTTAAACAGGTTTTAAACGAGGAGGTGAAAACATGGCACAAAATGCAGACGGCAGCGTTATCATTACCACAAGTATTGATACATCAAACATCACAACGGGCATCGCAGACGTAGAAAAGGAAATCGGAAGATTATCTTCGGGATTTGGGGGACTTAAAAACCAGATCGGTAAGTCAATGGACGCAGATTTCGCGTCTGCATTTACCTCGGACGTTGAAAAAGTTGAAAGCCAGATCAGCGACCTACAAGACAAGCTCAAAAGCATCGGGGACACGACGTTTAAGACGGATCAGTATCAGTCGATTGAAGACACCTATGACCAGGTCATCGCCAAAGCCGACGAGCTGCGAGCAAAACTGAATTTGTTAAACCGTCAGGGCGTCTCCCCGGACACACAGCGTTATAAATCCGTAAAAGCGGAGTACGACGCGACAGTTGTGAGCGTGGATAATTTACGTGCGGCCTTGGACAGACTGGAAAGCTCCGGCGAAGCGTATGTCCCAGGTGTGGATACGTCGCAGTATGCGCAAGCGGGAGCAGAAATAGACCGATTATCGCAAAAAATGGAAGACTTGAAACAGAAGTCATCTGAAATCAGCGGAAAATTTAAAGGCATCGGCACTACGATAGCTACGGCGATGCAGTCTCCGTTGCAAGCCGTTGGCAGAGTTTTAGGCGCTACAGTACAAAAAATCGGTCAAATAGGGTCTAAAGCTCTGCAAGCAGGTAAAGCATTTGCACAGTGGTCAATCAATCACATTGTATCCGGCTTGAAATCGGCGGCATCCGGGCTTAAAAACATGGTGACGGGCGCAAATTCCATGGGCGGGAAATTCAGCAGCCTTGCATCGGAAGCAAAATCTTTCGCAGTGGGACTTCTGGGTGCACGCAGCATTTTTACAATTTTACAAAATGCCGTGAACGCGTACATGCAGCAAAATCAGCAGCTTTCCGCGACGTTGAGCAACGTTTGGGCAAACTTGGGCAGCTTACTCGGCCCGATCATTGAGCGGCTTATAAATTTGCTTTCTACGGCGGTCTCCTACGTTACGCAGTTTTTCGGCTTGCTCGGCATTACGAGCAAAAAGGTATCCAGCGCGATAGGCGGCGCAGGCAGCGCTGCAGCAGCCGAAACAAAAAAGCTCAAAAAGCAGCTCGCGTCTTTTGATGAGCTTAATGTGCTGCAGGATAACAGCTCCGGCGGAGGCGGCGGAGGCGGCGGTGGCGCAGGCGGAATCGGCGCGGACGGCGCTGCGGAAGTAAAATTGCCGGACTGGGCTAAACTCATGGCAGAGCAGCTCAAAAACGGCGAATGGGCGGCAGCGGCTACGACGCTTACAGATCAGCTTAACGCGATGGTCGCCAGTGTGGATTGGGCAGGAATAGGCGACAAAATCGGCTATTACCTCAATGGTGCGCTGACGTTCCTTGCAACGGCGATACTGGGTTTTGACTGGTTCGCACTCGGTTCCGATATTGCAACGAGCTTAAACCATATTATCGACAATGTGGATTGGGGCAATTTAGGCGTTGTACTCGGCGCGAAATTTATCATTCTCATTGAGGGACTTGGCGGCCTGTTCTCCACGCTGAACTGGGCGGGGCTTGGTAAAGCTTTGTCCGATGCGTTTATGGGGCTTTGGAATGCGATAGATTGGGCGCAGGCAGCGAAGACAGTTTCCGATGGCGTTAAAGGTGTGTTTGACGCAATAGGGGCGGCAGCGGATAACATGGATTGGGGTAAAATCGGCAGAGATATTACCGTTGCTTTCCAGAATATCGATTGGGCAGGTGCGGCGCAGTCCCTTTCTTCCGGTGTCATCAAGGTTATCAGTGGCGTAAGTGAGATGCTTCAAAGCATAAATTGGCAGCAAATCGGTAATGATATTGCTACATTTATCGGCACGATTGACTGGACCGGCTTGACGGTTTCGCTGTCAAGTGGCATCGGTGCAGCTCTCGGCGGCTTTGCGGCGTTGCTGTGGGGCTTTATCAAAGATGCGTGGAACAGCGTCGTAGAATGGTGGAAAGCTACAGCATACAAAGACGGTGAGTTTACAGTTGAAGGCTTGTTAAACGGAATTTTAAACGGGATTAAAAATATCTGGTCGTGGATCAAGACAAATGTTTTTGAACCGTTTATCAACGGATTTAAAGCAGCTTTCGGTATTCATTCGCCGTCCACCGTGATGGAGGAACAGGGCAACTATATCATTGAGGGCTTGCTGCAGGGCATCACAAACGCTTGGAAAGGAATTACCGAGTTTATTGGTAATTCGCTGACCAGTATCAAAAATACCATATCCGAAGCGTGGTCAAACGTAAAAAGTACCGCGTCGCAGAAATGGACAGAGATACGCAGCGCAGTGACAAGCACATGGGAAAGCTTGAAAAGCGGTGCGGCGGATAAGTTTAATGCCCTTAAAACGAATGTGTTAAACGCATGGAACAGCATCAAAAACTCTCCGGCGTGGCAAACAATTTCGTCCACTTTGAGCACAACGTGGACAAACATGAAAAACAAAGCTACGACAACGTTTAGCGGCATGAAAACATCAATCGTAAACATCTTTAACGGCTTGAAAAATGCCATTAAATCGCCGGTAAACGCTATCATAGGATTTATAAATGGCATGATCTCCGGCATTGTAAGCGGCATCAACTCCGCTATCAGCGTATTAAATCGCTTGCATATCTCCATACCAAGATGGGTACCTGGCATTGGTGGAAGATCGCTGGGCTTTAATATCCCACACGTTTATGCGCCGCAAATACCGTACTTGGCAAAGGGTGCAGTAATTCCGCCTAATGCACCGTTTATGGCGATGCTGGGCGACCAGCGGCACGGGACGAACGTCGAAGCGCCGCTTGAAACCATACAGGAAGCAGTAGCCCTTGTTATGGACGGCATGACCGGCGGAATGATGGCCGGATTTGAAGCAGTAATAGCGATTTTGAGAGAGATACTGGAAGCGGTTATGGGTATTGAAATCGGCGACGATGTGATTGCAAACGCAGTCAAAAATTATAATCGCAAAATGGCAGTCGTAAACGGAGGTTAAGGCATGGGACGACCAAAAATAGATTTATTTAAGATCAACGGAAAACCCATGCTTGCCCCCGATAACGGCGTAGGGTTTAGCTACGAAGACCTTGACGCGTCCGACAGCGGCAGAGACGAAAGCGGCATCATGCACCGAATTGTGGTGCGTTACAAGGTGGGAAAGTGGTCTTTCGAGTTCGGCAGCATATCGGAAGCAGATCGGCAATATATGGAAAGCTTATTTGCAGACAATGCGGAGTTTGAGTTTACACACCCGGACAGAAATAACGCAGGAACTGCCGTAACATCGCGGTGCTACCGCTCAAAATATGATTTGAGCTGGTACAATGCCAAAAAAGGTATGTGGCAAAACTACAAATTTAACATTGTTGAATGTTAAGGGGTGAAAAATGTACACGCATGTAATCGTATTACCCGACGGAACCGAATTTTATTCGGGAGCAGGGCAGACAAATGTTATCCAGAGCGTTACGATAACGCAAAGCGTAAACAGTGACACGGAATTGACATTAGGCTCGACATGCTCGACGATGCTTGAAGCGCAGCTATTTACACCGAATGGTGGCGTAAATATTGATGTGGGCACTGAAATTACGCTTTATCGCGTGAGCGAAGCCAGAACGCGCGAAAAAATGGGACTGTTTACATTGGAAACGCCCTCGCGTCCCTCCGCAAATTGCTACAAAATCACAGCATACGACCGTGTAAGTTGGCTCGATAAGGATTTGTCTAATTGGCTTGCGGCACTGAATAGCTGGCCTTACAGATTAGATGCTTTTGCAAAAATGATTTGCGAAGCTTGTGGGTTGACGCTTGTCGAAGGCGAAATGCTGAACGGCGATTATATGGTGCAGCAGTTTATCGGTGAGGGCGTAACAGGCCGCCAGCTTATAAAGTGGGTCGGCGAAGCTTGTGCGAAATTTTGCAGGGCAACGCCGGAAGGCGAAATTGAGTTTGCATGGTATAAGGAAACGGATTTGCAGATTGCACCAAGCGGAGATGTTTACTATTTTTCGGAAGGGCTCAAATATGAGGATTATAAGACCGCCCCCATTGAGCAAGTGCAAATCCGACTTACGGAGGACGACATCGGCGTTTGGTACCCGAAAAGCAGCGATGATCTTACTGTCTATGCAATTACAGCGAATTACTTGTTGACTGCAACGGAAAGCGCGACGTTGGAACCAATAGCGCAGAACATTTACAACTTTATAAAAGGCATAAGTTATAAGCCTTACGAGGTCAAAATCCCTGTAGGAACAGGCGTTTCCGCCGGTGACATTGTACATATAACAGATTTAGCCGGTAATGTTATCACAGCTTACGTCATGTCACGCACGCAAAAGGGGCAAGCGGATACGTTGAAAGCGACCGGAAGCAACAGCAGAGGGAGCTCTACGGCCGTAAATGATGTGTCTATGGGCGCGCTGAACGCTCGCATGATGGAGATAAAAAAATCTATCGAAGGATTAAATGTGAAAGCATCACATTTGAAAACAACGATAGAAAACAACAAAAAAGACACAGATGAAAAAATCTCCGAAATAAATGTTGAAGCGGGTGAGATTAAAGCATCGGTAACCGAGACCCGCACCGAGCTGACGACCACCACCGAAAACGTGTATGACGCGCTGGGGCGTTTACAAGATACCGCAGTCTCGACGGAGGAACTCGAAAGCGTGAAGCAGCTGCTCATCACCCAGTGGAGCGATCAGCTCGAGTATCGCTTTACGCAGGTGACAAACCTCATCAACAGCACAAACGGCACGGTGGCGGAGAATCAGCGGCTTTTGGAACAGTATATCCGTTTTGAAGGGGCGCGCATTACGCTCGGCCGCAGCGACAGTGCCATACAGGCAGTGCTCTCAAACGACCGACTAGAATTTGTCGAAAACGGCCAAACCGTCGCGTATATCTCCAACCGTATGCTTTATATCACGGATGCGCATATCACAGGCAGTTTGTCTTTCGGCAACGCGGACACGGGCCTGTATATGTGGCGTTATAACGCGGAGGCCGACACCTTTGATCTTGAGTTTGAGGGGGACGACTGATGAGCAAAAACAGCTATAAAGCCCAACTCAACTATTACGACAGTAAGTGGGGCTGGAAAAGCGAGGGCACCGCCTCGCAGGGCCAATGGGATGGCACAGGTGTGCGCACCGGCGTGCTGTACTTTCCGGGCCTTGCAGCGCTCAAGGGCAAGATCATCAACAGCGTAAAGCTCACCGCGACGACCGGACAAACGGGCTATGGCACAACGACCACCAAAACGGTATACATCTACAACTCCGCCTCGCAGGGCGGCATTAAAACCTCGCTCAACGCAGGGCACCGCACAGGCAATGCGCTCGGCAGCTGTAAAGCGCCCATGTGGGATAATACCAAAACGTTTGATGTTGCTTTCATGGCGGCATCTATCGCCGCCGGGTACGATACGTACTGCATCTACAATGGCAGCTCTTACACGGATTATCTCAAATGGACGGCTGTAACGCTTGAGGTGGATTGGCAGGAGCCCGCAACACAGCCGAGTTTAAGCGCCGCAACCGTAGAGATGGGCAAGAGCGTGACGATCACCACACCGGCGGTAAACAGCTCGTACAGGCACAATATTTGGGCTGCTTTTGGCAACGCAGGCGTTGTTATAGCCGAAAGAGTAGTATCGGGCACAACGTGGACACCAGACGTTAATTTAGCAAGCCAAATTGCAAACGCAACCTCTGGCATAGCTACAATTTATTGCGACACTTTTGATGCAAACGGCACGCAATTAGGTACAAAAACTATCAGCATCACGCTCACCGTCCCCGGCAGCGTAGTTCCGTCGGCGGGCACGCTTTCGGCAGCGCTCGCCGAAGACACGAGCGGCACGGGCCTATACGTAAAAGGCATGGGCAAAGCAAAGCTGACGCTTTCGGGAGCATCGGGCGCATACGGCAGCAGCATCACCACGTACACGATCACCGGCGGCGGATGGACGGCCACAAACGGCGCACTGACAACCGGCACACTGGCCTCGGCGGGCAACATCACATTCACGGCGACCGTCACCGACTCCAGAGGACGGAAAGCCAGCACTACGCGCACGATCAGCGTCATAGACTACGTAAAGCCCGGCGTAGCGGTGTGTGACGTGTACCGCTGCGATTCGAGCGGCAACCGCAAAAAGGCAGGCACCTATTTTGCCGTGGAGATCAACGCGAGTTACAGCGCGATCACCGGCAACACTCTGAGCATCACAGCCAAATACAAAAAGCAGTCTGAGAGCAGCTACAGCACCACGGTGAACGTTACCAACAACGGCAAAACAGTGCTCGGCGGTGGAAATATCGGCGCGTCCACCACTTACGACGTGCTAGTGACGGTGGCGGACAAGCACCCCAGCCTATCCATCCCGCGCACTCTGTCTACAAAAAGCGTGCTGCAATCCTTCAAGCGCAGCGCCGGAGCGGCTATTGGCAAGGTGGCCGAGCTCGCAAATTGGTTTGATGTGGCGTGGAATACACGGATTCGGGGGAATTTAAAAGTTGATGGTGGTATGTCGGACGGCGGCTACAATCGGGCGATTACCAATTTGCTCAATATAAATTATACGTCAAGCGACCCGTACAGTTCGATGACAAATTATGACTGCGTTGTGCGAGCCGAAGACGCAAGCACGCTCACAAACAGTCCCGTAAAATCCGGCGCATTTTACGCATATCGCCGCATATACCCAATATGGCTGCCGGACAAAAGCATCTCTGGCGTAGTAGTCGAACTACATGAGGCGTACCCCGTACACGGCCGAGTATGGTCACGATCCTATGTCAAAGATATGGGCGGATGGGGTGAGCGCTGGCGCGAAAGTATCGATAAAGTAGGTGTGCGCGCCTTATTCGCAGCGGAGACATTGTGGGAGGGCAGCCTAAAAACAGGCAAAGCAACCATTACAAATGGCGCGAAATACGCATATTTAATCGTTGGCGGCCGGGCAGGCAGCGATGAAGATGCAGTAACGCAAATAATCCCAGTTGGTTGGGGCACGCACATGAGGCTTACAAGTGCAGATAAATGGCTTGCCTATCAATGCGATTTATCCGGCTCCAATGCATCATTGACGATTTTGAGCAATCCTTCCGGAGGCTCTATTGCGTGGGTTTGGGGCGTATGCCGATACAAGGAGTAAGCAAATGCAGATAACTTTAAACGATCAGGGCTATATCGCGAGCTATGCGCTCATCGGCGGGCTTGTAGACGGCATCGAGATAGAGGCGACAGACGAGCTGCTGGAGAACTTTAAGCAGCACCCGGAGGCGTACAAGCTCGCAGATGGTGAGTTGGTGTTGGATGAGGATAAGCTCAAGGCCGACGCGGATGTGGCAGAGCTAACCGTTATTCGGCAGCGCCGCGAAACCGAATGCTTTGCGTACATAAATCGCGGCGAACTGTGGTATGGCCTGCTCACAGACGAGCAAAAAGCCGAGCTTGCAGACTGGTATCTCTCTTGGCTCGATGCGCCGGAGACGCGGACAATCCCCTCGCCGCCGGTGTGGCTGGATAAACTTTAAATTTTGAGGAGCAAAAAATGACGGAAGCAATTACAGTGGCATTGATTACGGGCGGCTTATCGCTGCTCGGCGTAATCATAGCAAGCGCCGCCGGAAATCGGCGGACAGAACAAAAAATCCAAGTCGCGCAGGCGGTAACGGACACCAAAATCGAAGAGCTCACGCGGGAGGTGAGAAAGCATAATAATTTTGCCGAAAAAATCCCTGTGATACAAGAGCAAATCAAGGTAGTAAATCACCGTCTTGCAGACCTGGAGGACATCGAAAGGAAGGAAAAAGCATGAAAAACTGGAAAATGTGGGCGAAAGCGGCAGCCGTGCGCGCCGTGAAAACAATCGCGCAGACCGCTGTGGCAACAATCGGCACAAGCATTGCGCTCGGTGATGTAAATTGGGCAATGGTGGCATCCGCTTCCGCCCTTGCAGGCGTGTTGAGCGTGCTGACGAGCGTTGCGGGTCTGCCGGAAGTAATGGACGAGCCTACAAAGGGAGATGCGGATGAAAAATAATCATGAGATCACTCTCAAACAATACGCCGCGTACTGCGAGGAGCAGCCCGTATATCTTGGCACGGCGGACAGCTACGGCATGGAGATGCTGAGTATTGTCCGTGAGGGCGTTTGGGCGGAATATGACGTTTTGGCGACGTTCCACCCGCCGGTCGGGGCTGCGGTGCAGGTGCGCGTTGGGGTCGAAAATTGCATTGACGTGCCTGCCGAGGCCACGGCGGAAAAAGGCATGGGCGAGATCGTGTTCGCGGGCTACAAGGAGGGCGTGCGGCAGATTGCGGTGGATGTGCTGTACAAAGTCGCGCCGTCCTCTGGTGCGAACGGCACCGAGCCCGCCGAGCCCACGCCGTCCGTGGTGCAGCAGATCATGTCTGCCGCAAACGCTGCCGAAAAGCTCGCCCAGAGCGTGCGCGATGACGCGGACGCAGGCAAGTTTACGGGCGCAAAAGGCGACAAGGGCGACACAGGTCCGCGCGGCGAAAAGGGAGACATGGGCGAAAAAGGCGAACCCGGCAAGGATGGCGTGCAAATCAACGACGATGCCGTGAATGCCATTGATGCGTGGAGCGGTCAGCACGTTGTTGATATGCTCTGCCCGCCGCTGGAAGTCTCCGGCAACCCGGCGCAGTGTTATCCCGTGGCGGGGTATCCACTCGGCGTAAAAGTAAGTTGGGAGCCGACGCAGGAGGGCAGCGGAACACCCAGCCCCGAAAACATTCGCCCCATCAAGGGACGTGACAGCGTGACGATTACCCGGCAGGAGGATAATCAAGTGATTACGCTCACCCTGCCGGAGACCGTGTATGGCGGCGAGGTGGACGCGGTGAGCGGCGAGGGAATAAAAAATTGGAAAAGAATTGTGTTCGATGGGACGGAAAAATGGGATGTAAGAGCGGCAAACTACACATCGTACAGTCTCGTTTTGCCAATACGTTCTAAAACAGGATTTTGTACACACTTCAAAAAGATATTATACGATGCTATTCGACCAGATACTGGTACTGGTGAGACTGGATGCTATCTGGAATCTTCTTTATCCGCAATATTCAATGTCCCATTTAAAAATGTGACTGACTGGAAAAATTACCTTGCCGCCCAGTACGCCGCAGGAACACCTGTGTATATTGTTTATCAATATGCAAATGAGGTAAACGAGCCATTCGCCGCGACCGGCGCACAGCCCATCCCTGCGCTTGCAGGTGCGAACACCCTGCTTACCGACGCCGACAGCGTAAGTGTATCCGGCCGTGCCGACCTAATTCACATCATAAAAAAAATGCAAGAAAAATGAAAAGGATAATAAAAATGGTACCGATTAAGAGAGGAGGGCGCAGAATGGAAAACTTGAAGGAAACGAAGGAAAACGAACTGAACGAAGAAGCTTTGAAAGAGCTCTCGAACAACAAAGGAGATGAGGACTAAATGGCATACACAAACAGCACACTTGTAAATCACACTCGTATCTCGCCCAACAGAAACAGCCCCAGAAAGCACGCGATTGATACAATCACGATCCATTGCGTGGTGGGACAGGTGAGCGTGGAGACGCTCGGAAACATCTTTGCAAATCCTAATCGTGGGGCCTCCTCCAATTACGGCATCGGCTACGACGGCCGTGTAGGTATGTACGTGGAGGAACGCGACCGCTCTTGGTGCAGCTCGTCTCCCGATAACGATCATCGCGCCGTAACGATTGAGGTAGCATCCGATATGTCGGAGCCTTACGCCGTGACGGGCAAAGCATACGCGGCGCTTATCAATCTCGTCGCGGACATTTGCAAACGCAATGGCATCAAAAAACTCGTATGGAGCACGGACAAAAACACCCGTGTGCACCACCTCAACGGCGCGAACATGACGGTACACCGAGATTTTGATAACAAATCTTGTCCGGGCACGTACCTCTATAATCATCACGCCGACATTGCCGCCAAAGTCAACGCAAAGCTGGGCGCAGCGAGCACACCGGCAAAGCCTACACCCAAGCCGAGTACGTCGAAGCCCACGCG